TGTGTACTTTTCCTTATTAAATCCAGAACTTGGCGTTTACACTCAAGAAAACCATGTTCCCATTCTTGAGGTTCTGCACTATTGAAACCATCTAAATCACTGATTTGTTTAGTTATTTCCTGTATTTTCATTTTATCCCTCCAACAGTTCCGGGTTATCATAGATATTTCCGATAACTTCCTCTTCGCCAGTCCACGCATATCCTTCACTTAGCCCTGAAAGATACCATGCAGGCATTCCACCAACATACATGCCTGCATATTCCTGTAGCCAAATCACCTCATGAGGGCAGCCTCTGGTGCATTTAACAATATCCCCTTGAAAAACTTCCACGCCGTTCTTGTCTTTCAAGCCAGTGGATTGCATGAGGACTACTTCTTTAAACCAATACCACTCGCTGTCGTTTTCAATTTTGAGACTAACCATACTTCTGCTTAAATCAATTTGTAGCACATCATGCATTGTTTTTGTTTCGGTTAAAACGCTCGAAATTTTGGTGCCATCTTATCCCTCCTGTTTTTCATAGAAAGCATCTAAAGGTCTAAGGTAAGTAGATAACTCACTAACTTTTCTTTCAATGTCTTCTGCTTGTCCTTTTAACCATTTTTCCAAATCAACATCATCTCTAAAGTTTTTCCTGTTTTGCCATGCCATTTCCATCTGTACTGCGCTTTCTGCAATACTGTTAGCATAATCAGTAATGTAGTTGAATCTCATTTGACTATAACCAAAGGCCCTCTCCATGTTTATCCCTCCTGTTTGCTATCGCTGAAGATCCTTTAAAACTTGATGTAGAACCAAGGACACTCGGTTTATCATGTCTTCGTCTTGATCCTCAAACCCAGCTTCATAAAAGATGGCGTGGGTCAACTCATGCACAAAAGTTTGTTCTTTTCTGGCTTCTGACAATGTCTCAAGAATTCGGATTGTACTTTCATGATAGAGACAGACCCCTTGAAAGTTTCTGTCTCCATCAATTTCAACAAACGGCACTTCTTCAACTTTATATGTCATACCAGCTACTTTGATGCTATTTGGTATCATGTTTGCTAACCTCAAATCTTTTCCAAAGAAAATTGTCATCAACAACTAGTTTATGAATCAATTGACTTTCAGAACATACATCATGCATATCGATATTTTCTAACTCTGTATTGTGCTTTTCTTCTAGATCAGTTACGTCGACTTTATAAAGTTCGATTACATCCTCCAAATTTTCAATATCTTCAGTATCTAGAATGTTTTTAATTTTAACTGATGCTTCTATTTCTTTGTCGTAGTATCCGTGTACTGTTCGAATGTTGCCTTGCTGATGAATCAAGGAAAATCTGTATCTTGGATCAAAATCTATAAATGTCATTTTTCCCCTCCGTTCATTTATCGCTGACGATTGCGGAATTACCACTTGTGTTTTCGCTGTTTTCTAGCAAATAAAGACTTCCCACATTCTGGACACGAATCATAGCTACGTAAGTCTTTGGGTTTCATACTGCTACAAAAACCGCACTGTGTGCCGCTTCTTGGGGATGGCTGCCGATAGTTAATTCTTCCACGACGTTCAATAAACTCATCTTTCATAAAGCCCATGCCGCTTGGAGCAATTATGGTTTCCCAATCTTTAGCACTCATCACTCTTCCTCCTGTTCCAATGCCCAATTAACATAAGCGCTCATAACACCTAAATCCTGTTTGCCATTCATCGATTGATAAGCTTTCTCGACATCAGTAGGTAGCTCTGCACCAAAGTGTTGATACCCAAACGCTGAAAAAGTCACAATCGGAGCATTATCGTTTTTTACGGCTATTCCCTTCAAATAATCCAGGACAATCTGCTGATTTGAATTGAGTTGCGGTTGACTGCCGTATTCTCGGATGTGCCTAATAGCATTTTTCAGATAAACTTCTTCGGTATTTCGATCTTTATTACCAATCAACACTCGACCAATTTCTTCAATTGCTGCATCTAATAACTCATTCACATTCATTCCTCACTTTCTGCTATTTCGTCGGATAGCTGACTAAGAATATTTACTTATCAGCTTTGCCATTTCCAAAGTAGCCTCCTCTTTTTTCTTAAAAACGGCTGGCAAAGGAGGCTCCCATTGATAATGTCTAGCTGCATTAACTTTTTGCCAACCCCCGAAAACTCCATTTTTATATTCAATCATCCAGCCGCCATAAGGATGTCTAACCAATCTCCATTTCATAATCTAAACCTCCAACTTCACGAATAATGGACTTTTCAAATCAATTCAGCAAATCGTAAACAAACGACTGTAGTTTTGCTTTCGTAAACTGATAAAGTCTGCTTTCAGCATTCCAACAAGCAGTAATATTTATCGCTCTGTTACCATCAATAGATAAATAACCATTATTATCATATTTTTTATCGTAGTATTCGCAATAATCACTCCCAAGTGAGTTAGCTTCTTTTGGAGTAAAATCTTTCCAGATAGAGTTTCCTTCGTTTAGCAAATAGTTACCAAAGTTTTGGTGAGTTTTCTTATCAAAGAGGTAAACTCTCTCTGGGTGATCGCCTATCACTTCATTATCGGGCAATAAAAATTGCAAATTAGATCTGTTGGTGACTACTTTCAAAACTGATCCACTCATTGATTCAAATTCTTTTTCTTTCATAGATTTTTTCCCCTTTCAGTTGGTTATTTTGGTGGATAGCGAACTTTATTCCACACAATTACTTTCTTTATTTGGTTCCAAAAATAAAGTTGCGCCTTTTGATAATAATTTTTTTACTCTTTGAAACTCCTTAGAATCTACTCTGATTCGACTATCATCTTCAAGGACTAAAAAATACTTGTCAGCTTTTTTTGATACTGCTACTACTTCTTTATCCATTTATGAATACCTCATTTCTTAGTTGGTAATATCTGTCAATTACTGACTTCATTTTTAAGACCGTGCTTCATAAAAGCCAATCTTGTTTCTAAGCGCTTAATGATGTAGTTATTGATACTAGTAAAGTTTTCATAGATGAATTCTTCTTCTTCGGAACCCTCTTCTACTTCGCACTCACCCAAATAGTCGTCAGGATAAATATCCGATTTGCTTTTTTGCAACATTTCTTCGATAAGCTCGACATCAATTTTCATAATGTTTCCTCCTAGTTTTGTATCTCTTCCGATTCAGAAATTAACTTTTCTAAAATAATCTGACATTCTTCTTCGGTCATATATTTGTTTACGATCGTTACGCAAACCTTCTGATTTGTACTGCGGCTATTACATAAAGCATCATCTGTTGCTATAAGTGAACATAAGGAATCAAAATTTATTCTGTGCCCCATTTTCACAAAACTGTTTTGATAGTTAACTATCTCGATGAGTTCCTCTCTTGCACTCATTTGATACCTCATTTCAGATAATTTATATTTCTGCCACTTACTGACTCAATATCTCGACCGTTGCACCTGCAAAATTGCCTTTCTTCAAAGGTATCTGCAATCTGCATGCTCGATCCAAAGTCCATTTGTTCAGCCCTGACATCTCTGCGGCTTCACGCTGTGTGCTGAATTCTTTGACTTCACCATCTGGAAAAGTAAATCTGACTGGCGTTGAGTTGTATCTATTCTGCTTTGGTCGATCGTAACTCTTTCCCCACAAAGCCTTTCTCAAAACTCTAATTTCGTCTTCATCAGCACCTGGCGTATTAACTAACTTTTCCAACCGATACAAATCTTCTTTGTTAGCCATCATTCCACCCTCTTCATATCTCTCAATCTAACAACTGTCCGATCGAGCTGAGTTCTCAAGCACTTTGACACACACTGCTTTGAAAGGTTTTGTAAAACGTCCGGTCACGCACCAATACTCGATGCCTGCTTTTACTCTCCGTTGCTTTCTGACTACTCGTGGCGGTGGGCTATACTTACCGTCTTGAACGCCTGTTACTGTGTCTACTAGTTTCATTTGGGTTCCTCCACTTGTACTGCGAACGCCCAATATCTTTCATCGATTGACTTGATTTCTGATTCGGTTAAAGATGCTCTCCATCTTTCGGTATCTTTATCTATTGCGGATAAATTATATTCCCCGCTGGTTATGTTCCATACAAGATAGACAAATTTTGTTTCGAATTCGGAACTATCTCCGTTCCAATTAAGTATAGGTACCTTAACTAAATACAGCGGTTCTTTCTCCACTTCATAACCGTTCGTCCATGCTTGTTCGTAGATTTCAGAATTCGCCATGTACCACCCACAAATTTCAGAACTAGCTGATAAAATAGATTCATGCATGTTGTCGCCTGCAAATTTACAAGCTTTCATGTGTTCCTCAATACTCCACGGCACTGTCACTAATGGGATTTCTTCTAACTCTTCAACCAATGTTTTTGCTTGCGCTAAACCATAGACTCTACTCATAAGTATATTTTTGCTCGAAGGGAGAACATATTTGTCTTTAGCTCGCTCTTTATAATTTGTTATGATCTCGTCCAACTTCTCAATCAATTCTTGTTTGTTCATCTTTGCTCCTCCGTTCCATTTCTTCACAAATCCATTTTTCACGGAAATCAAATCGCCTTTGTGCGCTGCGTACGATTTTTAGTTGTGCTATTAACTCTGCATCTGATAGTTTGCGTATGCTTTCTTGTGTCGGTGTCATCTGCTCACCTCTCAAAATGGAAGGCTATCATCAATATCGATCGATGAATTGCTGAATGGGTCTGATTGAACATTGTTGCGGTTTTGGTGAGCGTTGGCATTATTAGTCGTTTGACTATTTGAAACGCCGCCATCTTGCGTATTTTGGCTCTTACGACCAGTTGTGAAGCTAAACTTATCCGCCACAACTTCTGTTACATATTTTCTGCCGCCTGAATTATCTTCGTAGCTGCGTGTTTGGATTCTTCCGACGACTAGAATTTCGTCACCTTTTCTGAAGTAGTTAGCAACTGTTTCAGCGGTTTTCCCCCAGAACACGATGTTCACCCAATCTGTTTCTTTTTCTCCATTGGCGTTCTTAAAATCACGATCCACAGCAATACTTGTTGTGCCCACTGCTTTACCACTTTGCGTGTATTTAAGGTCGATGTCCTTGCCTAGTTTTCCTTGTAAAGTTACGTTGTTAATCATTTCGTTTCCTCCAATTCATTTTCAATCGTTCTAATACCTTGAATTATTTCGATTGCTTCAACAAGATTCCTAGCTACTCCATTGAGACAACCTTTCCGATTTTTATCTAAAAGGAATTCTTTTTGCTCTTGTTTTAATTTTCCTTTCGGCATTTTGATTTCTATAAAGAAAATCCTTTTGTCATCTTTCCGAAATCCGAACAAATCAGGGAATCCTTTTTCAAGATTCATTTGCTTATGACTAGCTCGTTTGACTGGGCCTGTATCAACTTTCCAGCAATCATGCCCGATTACCTTGAGTGAATTTCTGATTTGCTTTTGTAAATCTAATTCATTCAGAATAGTTTCATCCCTTTCAAGTATCGTTGTGCGATCTGTTCTCTAGTTTCATTGCCATTTAAGAATGGATAGCCTTGTGCTTTTTCTTCCTCAGCTATTTCGATTGCCAACCACTTAGCTTCTTCTGCGTTCGCTGGCATATTTTTTTCTTGGAACACTTTTACTTGATGCTCCAATATTTTGACTAAGTCCGATCGCACAAGGCCGTTTTCTTGGAAGATAGCCAGATATGTTTTTCCGTCCATCTAACCTCTCCATTCGTCAAAGTCTACTGAGAAATCCATAAACTTCTTGTCGAAGATAAATGGCGCAACTCCTGTCATGCCTTCCCTATTTTTCGCTACATCACATCGAATCTTTCGGCTGTCTTTATCGTCAGCTGAAAGCAAGAGTGTGACATTCGCATCTTGTTCTAAGGATCCAGACTCTTTCAAATCACTGAGCATTGGCCGCTTGTCTTGTCGTTGCTCGACTGCCCTGCTTAACTGAGCTAGTAACACAATGGTGATTCCGTAGTCTGTTGTGAGCTTCTTCAACTCTCGTGTGACTTCGTTCATCACTTGACGCTCATTTTTGCGAGTGTCGTTAACTGTGATCAACCCTGCGTAGTCTACAAACACGACATACTTCTTATCACTCAAACGCTGCTTAATTGCGTATTTAATATCGTTCAAGTTTGAGTACTCGGATGTATAGACACGTAAATCGAATGTATTTTTCATTTCCTCATAAGCTTTGCGTGCCTTGATTTTATTTTCCTGCGACAGCTTATCCTTACCCACGAATAGAAGTGAGTTGATATGTGTCTCTTTTGAAACCAGTCGAGTCATTAACTCGTTTTGACCCATTTCGAAAGTGAAAAAGTCGCACTGAACATTTTCGTTATCTGTAAATAATTTGTGCATGATGTTTAAAGCAAACGCCGTTTTCCCTGTAGCTGGTCTCCCTGCTAAGACAATCAACTTGCCACCAGTTAGCCCACCACCAAGAAATGCATCCAGCGGTTTGTATGTCGTTAGAACATCGCTTGGCTTATCCAAGTTCTCCGAAAATTCAGAGAATGCTTTGTCCAACTTGCCATCAGACTTAATATGGTTCACGTCACGCTTTTCTTCTAGCAAGCGTGTTAACTTATCGCCATCTGTCTTAGAAAGCGTCTCAGCGTATTTTATGGACGCAGAATGCAACTTGCGATCAAGATAATCATTGTGTATGATTCGTGCTAGTTCTCTTTCGATTCCAAGCTGATTCGCAGAATTCTTCAAGATGTCTAATTCATCTACTGTCCCCGCTTTAAAGTAATCAATGGTTCGCATTTCTCGATGGACCTGTTCGGTGGTGTATATCATTCCTCGCAGTCTAGTCATTGACTCTACAATCAATTTGCACTGAGGACTTTCAAACCATTCCGAATCAATATCAATGTTGGTAATGATTGATGGATTGTTGAGCATTTCAGCCACAAGTTTTAACTCATTGTTCATAGGCTTCAGACAACCTCCTTTGCGATTCAGCAATTTCATCAGAGATTGAAGAATTAACTTGTGGACGATACTCATTCAAATAATCATCAAACTTATTTCCAAAGAGTGTTGCTGGTCTTAGGTACTTATTCATTTCTTGGTTGTTCAACCATTGTTTTGTTTTCACATCAATTACTTTTTTGAAATCATCTAGTCGTTGACCTTCATTCCATCTTGCTTTGATCATGTCTTTCCATTTCTGAGTAACTTTGAATGATTTACTTGTTGCTTCGTTCAAGTATTTGATGATTTCGCTATATGGTATTTTCTCTTTATCTATATCTCTTTCTTTATCTAATTCTTTATCTATATCTGTTGCGTTACTCGCCGTTACTTCCGCGTTACCACTAACGTTAGCGCTAACGTTACCTAACGTTAGTTGTCTTTGTTTCTCTTTGTGCCTTGCCTGACGTATTCTATTCTGTTCCCTTACCTTTTCCAAACCCTCAATAGACTGGTATTCTTCCCAATTTTTGATAAACAAAATATCTTGATATCTTGTTATCATTGAGTATTTTTCAAGAGTAATTAAGGCAAATTGAACAAATTCAATATTGAAATCAAAGTCTGCAGCTAAGTCTTCCTCTTGATAAGGCATAGTATCCGTTAGGAAGATTCCTCCGCTTTGGTTGCTCTCTCCTGCTCTAGCTAAGAGGAATACCCAAAACAAGATAACCTTGTCGCCTTCTGGAAGCTTTCTGATACGCTTAATTTTTTTGTTGTCTGGCAAACCAGTGCTAAGCTTAATCCAACTTATTTCAGCCAAGTTCTTAACCTCCGATCCTCAACTTTTTAATCTCGTCTTGATTCAGTTTGATACCAATAACGTGATACTTGTTCTTAAACTCTGTAATTCCTATTTGATGCTTCTCGGTATGATGGAGTCTGCAAAGTGCTGCAAAAGTAAATTCTGTGTGATCTACTTCTTTCCGCTTTCGTCTTCCTAAAGCTTTGTCAAAGTGATCGATGTCAGCGTTCTTTTTACCGCAAATGCAGCAGGTCCTGTTTGTCACACATTTATAGAAAAAGTACTGTTCGTTTTGTGGCGGAATCTCATAACCTTCACGAAACGGAATGTCATTTGCGAAGATGAAATCTAGGATCAATTCATCTAATGTTGAAACTTCATCGACTGTGTTCTCCGATTTATTTGACAAGCTAATGTTCTTCCCTGTGAAGTATCGAAATTGCCAATAGAACACGTCTTTAAGGCTCTCTAATGGCTCGCCAGTGTAAATATATATGTCTTGCATTAAAGCGAATGTGAAGCGTCTCTGCTCGACTGTGAACCCTCGTGGGTCTTTGATGAATATTTCCGCTTGTCGCTCGCCGTCATATCCATCAAAGATTGTTTTGAGTCGTTCGATGTTTAGCGACTCTTTGAGTTGTAAAGTGACTTTGTCTCCATCGACATTTGTTATTTTTGCTAGATACGAAAGATTGTTCATTCAAATCACTTCTTGCCTTGATAGTATTTTTCCAGTTCATTCAGATATCTAGTCAATGTCCCGAGTTGTTCTGTGTTAACCTTGCTGATATCTACTGAGTAACCAATTTTCTTTTCCGTAATCTGGTCAAAGAAATTTTTGCTTTCAAGTTTAGCCATCTTAGCAATTTCATCAGATCGTTTTTGCAAAGCTTCTTGTTGCGATTTTGTAATTGGCTTAGGTGTTGCTTGCTTAACTTGCTCGGTATATTCATCCGAATCTGCATCCTTGGTATCATCAATCTGATAAAGTCCGTTCATTGCATATTTACGGGCATAAGATGAAGCTGTTCCTGTTATTTGAGATTCATCCATTCCCTTTTTAGCCAGTGGTTCTCTAGCGTAAGCTGTTGCGATTTCTTCTTCCCCTGTTTTTACATCTTTGATAGATGCGGTCGCTTTAATGTAATGCCAATCGCCTATCATAACTGGTTCATCAGAAAGTTTAGGTACCAAGCCGTAATTGTTTGCCAGCGGCTTTACTGCTTCCAGAATATCTTCGGCACTTCTATAGTTGTATTTACCAAAATTATTTCTTTGACTCTTGGGAGCTTTCAATTCTGTTATCAAAAGAGATACTCTCTCTAGAAATGTTCGTTCTTTATCGCTCACTTAAATTCCTCCAGTCTTTGATCTAACCAATCTTCTCCACTAACAATCTTTAATTCATTCATAAGTAATGACGATGGTCCGAATTCCTCAATCATGCTTAGAAAGTTTTCTTGCTGTAAAACAAACTTAGTACGTGTCAGTCCGGTCTTTCTGTAGCCTATAAACAACCAGTCCGCTGAGTGAACGGGCGTTTCGTTGTCGTCTTCGTTCCAATGCGCCGATGGATCAACTTCTTCTTGTGATTCCTCAGAATGGATATTTGGGAATACATGGCTGCATTCGTCTTGCATCAGGTTGTCGTAATCTGTTGCGATATAATCTGACATCTTCCCACTCCTCTTTATTTGTGGTAAACTTAGGTAAATATTTTTTGTTTTCTGACTGACTATAGCTTGCCGGCTAGTCGGTCTTTTTTGTCTTTCACAAGAAATTTAGTTAAATGCTGTAGAAGTGTAAAAATTTGAAAATCATTTAAATAGATGGCCACTGTTTCTTTGTCTTGCTCGTTTTGAACAATCAGCATTAAATCAGCATCCAATTTGTGTAATGATAATTCAGAATGGTTTCTCTGAATGCTGTCTTTGATTCTTATAATTTCAGTCAATTTGAATTCACCTCAAAATCCTAATAAGTAAGATAAGTAAAGTAATGCAAAAGAAATTGCTACTCCGACAAGCCCCGCTAAAAAGATTAGAAGAATCTGAATTCCCAAATGCAAGTCACTGTTTGTTAGTTTTGCTATTGCCAGAGAGATACATAATTGTGGTGGCACATATCCTAGCAAGAGGTACAAGACAGTTTCTAGTACTTCCATTTATAACCCTCTCCATTTCTTCATTCGCTCAATATTCTGCTTTGCTAAAATAAATGGTTTCTCATATTTATAACCACGATCAGCAATGATTTTTCCGATACGTAGCGCTTCAGCTCTAGTCATGCTACTTAACCCCCATAATCCAAATCAGTGTTAACAAAAGTACAATGTTTAAACCAATACTCAAATATGAAATCGCTTGAAGTTGTCGTGCTTTGTAAAAGTGATTTCTATTTAGACTGGCTAACCATTTTTTATTCATTCCTTCACTCCTTTACTAGCTCGTAATCGTCAGGTTTGTAAGCCCAATACCTCCACTCACCGTTCATGCTGCAATGTACTCCGACGGCCTCGCCTACATATACTTCTTTTACATCATAAATTTTCCCTATATGTTCTTCTCCACCTATATATCCACCGTCCGTTATTATCCGAATGCAATCACCGACTTTGACTTTTGAAAAATACCTTTTAACCAAATCCAATACTTCGCCTTCCGTGTGGACTGTGTGTGTTGTGGTGCCGTCTGTGAATGTTACTGTTATCATTTCCCCAACTCCCCTACTTTTTGATCCGTATACTGCCGTAACTCGCTCACACGCTGTTCTAGCTGCTCCTTGTCGTTTTGCACCGTGTTCAACTGTTGGCGCAAGCTATCGGCTTCCTGTTGCTTTGTAGCGATCTCCTGTTGCTTTTGCTCGATTTCTCGTTGCTTGGCTTCAATTTCCTTCTGCTTATCCGATTTGATTTGCTCAATTTCGGCTTTCAGCTGCTCCTGTGTGCGAGTGTTGTTGGATAGCTGTGATTCGAGTTCTGACACACGTTGCGATTTGGTTTGTCCGTATTGTAGGACTGTGTTGAAGTTTGCCTTGATCGTGTCCAAATCCTGAAATGCGTTGCTTGCCGCGTAGCCGATAACTCCGCTACCTAGTGCTAGTCCGATGATTGCTGTTGTTTTTGCTAATTTGTTTTTCAATGTGTTTGCTCCTTTGGTATAATTTACTTTGATCAAAACTCTGTTGCTACATTTATTTTGGATCCTAAACTTAAGTTAATTTCATCCATAGATGAACCATAGCTAAGTATTCCTTCACCCGTCTGCGGATCATATTCTATTTTCGATTCTGGATGTTTGCGTTTAGTCTGCTCCTTGCTACTCACAATAGTTTGGAGCATTTTTCCTATTTCTTCTGGAGTTGCTTTGATTGTGATTTCCATTTTGGTTCCTCCTCCTATTCATTCGGGAAACTAGCAAATAGTCTTTTCAAAAAAGGTCTTATTTTTTCAGCATCAACAATCCATTTTGACTTAGTGTTCCCCCCAGCCTTCTTTGCGATTCCATTTTTCTGAACGTATGGATCATTAATGATATGTTCCATGATCCATTTTCTTTCGTGTCTCGTAATTTCTTCCAAATCTGGAATTGTAAGCCATTCTGGTTTCAAACGTTCATCATACAATTGCTGCAAATATTCTTTGGCAAACTTCTCAAGCCAATCATTATCCGCAACGATTTCAATTCGAGGTTGTTCAATCATTACTTGCCCTCCCCGTTCGAATTCTTCATTTTTTCTAATTCAGCGAGTGATATCCCTAGATCGTCAGCGATAATTTGGCGATACTTTCTAGCATTTTCACCGTTTTGAATTCCTGCGATTACTTGCTTTGTGTAGACAATTGATTTACCGCCGATCAGATCCGCCAAGTACTTTAAAGTCTTGCCTTCGCGGTTTCGTTTGATTTCTACAATTTCAGCAAAATCAGTGATAATCATAATATTCTCCTTCCTAAATAATTTTTAAGCTAATACCAAAGAAAGTAGTTGACGCTAGTTAACTTTTAAGCTATCATAAGTACATAGTTAAATAAGCGCACAAATAGCTCTATATTAATGATTCAAAGTTTGGCGACCACGAATAATTAATTAACATGAGTTTTTTCGTTGTACTTGTTAGCTTTAATATTAGCTTATGAACACAGTATAATAGCTTTTAAGTCATTTGTCAAACTAAAATAGCTTAAAAGTTAATATATTTTTTCGTAAGCACTAGAAAGGTTGATATAAGTGAGTTTAGTACAAAATATCAAACGACTTGCGGACGAGAAAAATGTTACTTTTGCTGAAATCGAAAGAAAAGTTGGTCTCTCTAATGGACAAATCAGAAGGTGGGATAAAGCATCTCCTAAAGTTGAAAACGTACAAAAAGTTGCTGATTTTTTTGGAGCATCTATTGATGATTTATTAGAAAGGAAGGATATTTCAAAAGAAGAGACTGAATTAAGAGCCGCTTTAAAAAATGTGCTTTCGTTTGACGGCGAAGAAATGACTGAAAGCGATAAAGAAGCAATAATTGCTTATATGATGGGCCGTAAAGGTAAATAATGAGGTGATTTTGTGAACGAGCTGCGAAGCCAATTGGATGAACTCGGAGTCAAAATAGTAGTTAAAGAAATGGAAAAAAACGGATATTATGTTCCTGCGTGGAAAATCATTTTTGTAAATCAGAAATTATCTGACGACGAGATGAAAAGAGTGATAGTTCACGAGATGAAACATGTAATTGACCACGAAGACTACGTCGCTCTCTATAAGAATTTTGTTGCTCATTCTAAGATGGAAAACGAAGCAAACAATTTTATGGTCAACTATATAATTAATGAGAATGATGGTTTTTATAATTATAGTCAGGTTATAGAAACTTTCGACATTGGTATGGGATACGACATTAATTATTTCAAATAAAAGCACGCCCCTCTTTCTTGGCGGTCAGAAGGCGTGCAGAGCAATAAACATATAGGCTTATTTGCTATGCCTATTTTATCAAATATTAGGAGTTGGTACAATATGGCAAACATTAAAGAAGTAGCTAAAGATAATTGGCGTTACCGAGTTCGCTATAAGAAAAACGGAGTATACAGGGAAGTTGCCAAACAAGGTTTTAAAACAGAAAAAGAAGCATTGGCAGCATCTATCGAGGTTGAAAATAGGATAAAAAAGGGGAAGGCCTTATACAACGAATCCATGCTCGTGGGGGACTATTTAAAGATGTGGATTGATCTGAAAGCACGGACTGTCAAACAGTCAACTTTATATAGAATAAAAAAATCTATTCGTTTGTACATCCTTCCACGATTCGAGTTTTACAAACTTACCGAAATCACAAGACTTGAATGTATAACATGGATCAACGAACTTTGCGATCACTTAAATGTAGACTCTGTCAAATCCTATGTTGCCCCTTTCAATAGCGCGCTCGAGGATGCGGTTGTAGAATACCAGTTACTAGAATCCAATCCGATGAAAAATATAAAGTATCCTAAATCACACAAAAACAAAAAAGAAATAAAATTCTTTGAAAAAGATGATTTGGTTTATTTTTTAGACATCAGCAAAAGTCATGCGGAAGAAAATGATTTTATGGACTACCTTTATTTTGTGCTATCTACACTCTTATCACGAACTGGTTTGAGACTAGGAGAAGCTTCTGCGTTGAAATGGGATGATTGGAACAGAAATAAAATAGAAATAAACAAAACTTTGTATCGTGAGGGAAAAACCGACTATATAAACCCTCCAAAAACACAATCAAGCTATAGAAAAATTGTAATTGACAGATATCTGATCGAATTATTAAAGAATTTCAAAATTAAAAAAAATGAGCTAGCCCTTGCTTCATCCAAAAACATACCTAATCAAGAGTATGTATTTACAGATGAACGCGGAGACTTTATCAAGCAGTCGAATTATAGAACCTACTTTTATAAAATGTGCGATTTAGCCGAGTTACCTCGTCTCTCACCTCATGCATTAAGACATTCTCATGCAGTACACTTGCTTGAAAGTGGATCTAACATCAAATATGTATCGGAACGATTAGGACACTCTTCGATAAATATGACCGCAAACGTGTATCTTCATGTTTCTAAGAAAATGGAAACTGAAGCTATATCTATGTATGAACGTTATTTCTAAAATAAATTCTATTTTCATGTGGATGTTTTGTGGATGAAAAAGCTAAAAAGGAGCTTTTTATGTTGGTTTGAAGGGTTTTAATGGAATATAAACGTTTTGGTTGATGAACCGCGGTGCGCTTCGCACAAGTACTTATTATACACAAGAATATTGTTTTATCAACCTTTCCATATATATTGCCATCTTTTTGTTTTCCGTTTTTTGTATTAATTTGGAGAAACTGTGTGGATGTTTTGTGGATGAAACTATTAAAAATGGTGTTATTTAATTTCTTTAATGGTTTTGCTTAGTGAAACACTATCGTTTTTGTTTACAAAGTATGACTCTTTTCTGATACAATGAAGCTATAAAATTAACGAAAAGAGGAACGTGTATGGGTTTGTTTAGCAGCAAAGCGGATAAAGAAAAGGCAAAGATTGAAAAAGCGAATCGTAAAGCTGAAAACGAAAAAATACTAGAATACTTTAAGAACCATAGTGACTACAAAGTTGGCGATATGTTTTTTGATGATAAACATGGAAAATTATTTATAAAGAAATCTTTTACCATGAACAGATCACAAGCTGTATACAATTACGATGAGTTAATTAGCTACACGCCTATTTTTGAAGGTGGTAAAATCAAAAAACATCATGGTATTACACGTGCAATTGTTGGCGGCGTTTTAGCTGGTCCTGTTGGTGCTGTTGTAGGAGCTGGAACTGGCGGGAAAGAATTTGATACCATTAAGCGATTAGGCTTCATCCTTCACCTTACTGACAATCGCTCTCAAAACTATATGCTTATGATTTCAGAATCAAAATCAGATAGTTTCCTTACGAAGTCGGCGATGGAAGATTACAACAACATAGCTGCTAAACTGGATCAAATAATTTATTCAAATACTCAAGGGTCTGCATCTGCCGACAGCAATGCAGATGAGTTGAGAAAATTCAAAGGCCTTCTTGATGATGGAATTATTTCTCAAGCAGAATTTGATGAAAAGAAAAAAGAATTATTGGGATTATAAAAGGAGAACATTATGAAAAAAATCAGTTGGTTACTTTTTGTTGGTATGTTCCTATTGGTTGGTTGTTCTAATGAAAAAACTGTTACGAATAGCTCCTCATCTAGTTCAAGTACTGTTGAATCATCTTCAACTGTTGAATCAACGACGCAGACAACTAAAGAGGAAACTTCGCAAGAAGAATCTAGCACTATAGAATCGATTTCATCTACTCAAGCTAGTTCGTCGGAAATCGTTTACGAAGAATCAAGTGCTACTCAGCAAAATGCTGCCCCTGCTTACAGTGAACCAAGCTCAGAAGCTGAAGAACAACCACAGAATAGCGTTGCTGTAGTTGATCCTCAAGCAGGTGTTGCCGAATATACAATCGTTCAAAAAGGCGAAACTCCAGAAATGATTGCTCAAAGAAGTGGTATTTCAGTAGATCAATTCTTTGAGTTAAATGGATTCACGCCTGATTACTATATGCTTTATCCCGGAGATCAAGTCAGGGTTAAATAAACTAAGTCTGCATAGCAGGCTTTTTTCTTTACCTTTTGTTCGCTTTACAACAAGAACAAACGTTCGTATAATTCTTGCAAGGAGTGATTGATATGCAAATACCACATGCGCACCAACGGACATATGCTTTTGAACGCTACTATTATGAATTCATCGAACGAATGGGCCCAGCGCACTTACTTTACGATCAGTTTGTTCGGACGATGGAGAACTTTGGAAAACCCTATTTTACCGTGCCATCAAGCTATAGTGGTTACCCAGAAGAATTAGCCTATGTATTTAAGAAAGATGGAGAAAACTATCTATTTGATCACGTTAGGACTCAAGATAAGATTCTTCGAAAATACGACCCTAACACAAAGTATAAACCCGGTGGCAATTGAAATGAATCTTATTGCTCAATATGAACAAGGCTACTTATCCCTTTCTGATTTCGTATATGAATTCCCGGACAGTATTTCAGAGTCACAGGAAGCTTTATACGGCGAAAAATGTGTCGAGTTTTATGTTGCTGTCACTTTATGTAAAACGGATTGTCGCTATTATGTACAAGCTTACGGAGGCGATTGTTATGAAAACGATGAAAGGCTGTGTATCGAAGATACGCGTGTTGAAGATGAGCAAGACCCCTTTGGTTCGTTTCTCGCTAAATAATGTAAACTGCTTGATTGCTACACATAGTTTGAACTTCTTGGCCGATGTTGATGAGAACATGCAGGTTGTGGTGGCTGGTGAGTATAACCAGCGGAAACAGTTTGTTGTGAAAAAATATAGTGTTCTTGGCAAAACGAAGATCATGATTGAATTCGAAGCAATGAAAAAGGCCCCCTACTCCAAAGAGTAAGGGGTATTTGTTTATACTACTGCTGAGTATCTACGGTTTCCAGAAGCACCAATCCAACTTAACCATACGTATCCACTGGCAACTACTTTAGAATCATAGTTAACTGTTTGACCGGCAGACCACATCCCAACATTCGCTGAAGAAGTAGATGCGCTAGCACGAATAATAGTGTTGACAGTAAATTTGTAACTTCCTTTATTCGGCAAATTCGCACCTTTCAATGATGTACCACTATTCGAATTGCTTGAACTACCGCTGGATGCAGATTCTAGGTCTTGCCCCAGTACCCAAGAGTTTATACCTTCTAACAGAAAAGCGTATTTAGATCGTGATTGATTCACTTCTTTAACTTGCTTCACTTTGTAAGTCGAGCCTTTTACAAAGCTAGCGATTGACTGTCCTGTCTGATAATGAGTAGCACTAGTCTTCACTTTAACAGATGAACCAACAGCGTATTTGGTTGTCACGGTGGAAGTTGACGATCCAGAATTATTATTCGATGTGCTGTCTCCGTTGTAATATTTTTTGATTTGATCCACGAAATATTGTTTGATAGCTGCTACACCTTTTCCATGCAAATCCCACGCTCTGTGAGGACACGATGTAGAACTCAGTTCACGATGTAACGGAAAAACAGCTGAAGCAGGATTCAAACCATACTTCTTACATAAATCGGCAGCTAACTTAAATGCTTTTTGTTCATTCGCAAGATACGTGGATTCATTCCCCATGGATTGACATACTTCAATCCCCAAGTAATTAGCATTACCTTTACTGTTGCCTGTATGCCACGCCTTGTTGCTGTCCTTCTCAGCTTGGTATGTTCCATCGCTAGCAACGTAGTAATGAGCAAACCCTAAAGAAGGCGTATGACTTTCTAGCCAGTTTTTATAAAATGCTGCAGTTGCACCTTGGCTTCCGGCATCATTATGCAAAACGATTGCTGTCGGGTTTGATCCACGAGCACCTGCAATTCCTGAATAACTTACTACCATTTATTCCACCTCCACTAATTTGTGATTTGGCAATGACAACATATGACCTTCTAATTCAATCTTGGTAAAGATTTCGTTTGATCTTAAAACTTTGTATTTTCCTGTTAAGTAAAAGAAATCCCCAACTTGAAAACCGTCAAATTCTTTAGAAAGTCCATCCGATGTAACCTCTTTAAAACCATTTTCTTCGTATCGATCGACTGTCTCTGTTTCTCCTTTTTCGAATGGATCTAACTGGACATATTCTTCTCCAACTTCTTTTACTTGTAACTTTCCGAGTACAGTTACATAAGAACCTTCTTTAAACATTGTTCTTCCTCCTTTAGATATAGAAAAAGAGCGGCTTATTCAGCCACTCCTTGGTCAACGCCATCTTTCATCCCTTTTACCGCTGATTCGATTAATAGATTCAGCTCGTCTTCAGTGAACTTGATGCCATTCTTATTAAATAAGTCTACTAACTGAGCTTTTGCTTCTTGCAACTTAGCATCTCCATTTGCTTCTGCGTAAACTTGCTGAACTGCTGATACAACAATCGCCACATAGTTCTTCTTGCCTTCCAACTGAGCTAAGACACCTTTCTTCTTCAAATACTCTGAACCCTTTTGGCCAATAAATGCTGCCACCAAGCCAACCACAACAATCAATAAATTTAATAGTGCATCTTGTAATGCTTCCATCTAAATTCCACCTTTCAAAATAGTGTTCTCGTTTTTTAATGTTTCGTTTTCGCCTTCAAGTTCTTGGATCCGTTCATCTCGCTCTTCCACTTGCAACTCAAGAAACCCAATTTGTTCCTTGTACGCCGTCACTTGCTTCTCGTGTTCTTCCTTAAACTCCCTAAATTCCGATCTAACCGCTGCTAGTTCATCTTTGAACTCCTTAACTTGCAATCGATAGCCTTCAATAATGTTCCCCATGTTTTGGATATACAAAGCTTCTGCGTTGTTATCCCCTTCTGTTTTCACTTCTTCAACTTTGTTCTTCCCCTGCACTTTAGCCACTAATTTCGGACCGTATACCGCCGAAAGAAAAACGCCGATAATTGTCATGATTTGCGGAAATCCGCTGGTCCAAAATCTATCCATCTACTTCATCCTTTATAATTATTTCCTGTTGATGTGACTTCAGGATATTTGTGCTCATTAGCGCTATTGTGAAGCAATAAATCCACGATGGATTAGTACTGCCATCTATGAAAGTAACCAAGAAACAAGAACCTAACAGAAGCCAGAGAAACAGCAATACGAAGTACAGAGGGAGCTTGAGATACACATTATCAATTATCAATCCAAACACTTTCAAAGCACCGATGATGATAAACATCAAACCAAAATAACGACCACCAATAAATCCGAAGATATTATTGATAGCCGCATAAGCGTTTGAATATGAAAGAATGTTAGAATTGAAGAAGTGATAGAGCCCATAGCCGATTGAACCTAGAGAGAATGCGAAAGAGGTACTTCGTTTATTAATATAACCGAGTGTATGTCTAATTAATTTCCACATATGTCACCTGCTTTCCTAAAACTAAAAAACACTCTATTGAGCGTGCTGCCTTTTACGCCTAAACTAAATTTATTAAACTATACGCTGTTTTTTCTCCGAGAATCCTTGTTCCTACGTTATTTGGATGTGTTCCATCCACACCATCAAAGAATGCCTTGCGATTAAATTTATTAAATCCCAACTGATAGTAATCATCTTGACAAACAAGTTTATAATCTCTGGATATACTCTTACACAATTCGACATACTGTGTTAACAAAAGATTATGTGTATTAGTTTTAGTATCACTATCTTCTAGGAAATCCTCGTTTCCATCTAAGTAAAAACGATAGCCGGGTGTTTGGACCAAAATTCTTATTTGAGGATATTTTTCCAAAATTATTTCTAGCGATCTACGTAGGCTTCCGCCATATGTTTGTGTGTCGTATTTATCATCGGTGTTATCTAGGAAGACATCTGCATTCCAATCGTTTGTACCGTACCTTATAGTAATGTAATCAACCTTCGTGAAATCGATTGTCTTTATTGAATCCAATCTGCTACCAAAATAGCTTGGATAGCCTTGAGACGTATCTGCAATGGCCGTATCTTGCGCTGACCAATCTCCACTAACAATAGCTTCTGCAAGTCCTATCATAGAAAAAGCTTCCCATGGGCGCGGGTATTTTCCATAAGCCATTCGGCATCCGCCAAAGCCACAGTTATAAACAGTGGCTCCTGTAATTTGCTTGACTATTGTTGAAATATCATTCGGCTCTGCTTTGTTTCCTAATATACTATCTCCAAATTGAACAATAGTATCACCTGCCAAAGGTTTATCTAAAGATACTTGTTTGATATCATCAGTAGTTAAGACTCTTTTGAACACTGTATCTTTAATCTCCGGTTTAGATAAAAGATCTAGAAACCTAAAATAGAAGTTGCCACCTCGATCAAAATACTCTTGAAGTTTGAAGTTGGCATTTGGGGAATAATCTCGTAAAAAACCAGCAGCTAAAGCTCCCTCTGGCTGATTAGTGGTAGTTGATACAAAATAGTCACCGTCTGTATCAATTACATTTGCATCCTTTGCAGATATCGCTTGTACATTCGATCTATATTTAATATCGCCATCAAATATAGTTGTCCATTCCGGGATAGGCGGATTGTTAATGTCAAATCTTCTCATCCATATTTTGGTAATCGTATTAGAAGTGTTGTAATATACCAAGGTTTGCAAGAACCATCGATCATTGACATTCTCATTTATTAAATGAGTGATTGCCCTGATTGTTGACGGCACATCCGTTGCTCCATTTTGTACTAAATATACACCTTGCTTTCTGACGGCATTTACACTTGATCCCGATATGACTTGCCCTGAAAAAGCATATGAGGATGCTAGTTTTGCATTGGTTGCTGCTCCGTCGACAATATTAGATGTGTTGACAGCGTTTGATCCAACAACTGGAACACTTCCTCCCGTCATTGCTGTTTTAACTTCTTGCGCCAGCATGCCGAGCGTTATCTGTTCGTTTCCACCTTTGTCAACCTTTTGGGAAAGCCCGCTCAATAAATTTGTATTTACCTGAGTCAATGCTGTTTTATCCGCTTTTGTTATGCTTAAGCTATCTATGTCTGTTCGGTATCTATTTGAATCAGCTAATACAGCGACCAATGCACTAAATTCTGCCTTTTCAACAATCCCTACAGGTTGCCCCGCCAATTTTTGTACTGTTAACTCGAATTCTTTTAAGTTCGTTACTTTTCCATCTTGAATTATCTGTATACTTGCATATACTTTACCCGGCGTCATCATATGCACTGGGTATTCAATTGCAAACACGCTGGTTGCCTTGCTAACAACTGAAAAAGCAGTTAGGTCTGTTACTCCACTTGCTTCATTGTGCCAATTAAGATTTAAGGTTAATCCGGGGACTTCACCGACATTACCATTATTGGTAACTTGAACAGTGAGTGTGCGTCCTTTGTAATCGCCTTGAGAAACGAACTGCTTCTGCACGAAGCTATCACTCGCTCTATCAATCACTAAATCGACATCTCTAAATTGATTTAGTTCCAAATCCATCACTCCTAAAAATTTATGTGTTCTCTTGGATTAATAAAATCACTATTGGATGGCCATGGTCCATTTGTAAAAAATTGGAAGTGCAAATGCGGTCCAGTACTTGGTCCAGTTGTCCCCATATTGCCGATTTGTTGTCCCTGATTGACCGTATCGCCTACAGAAACTCTCAGTTGACTTTGATGTGCATACCCTGTGTAAAGCCCGTCAGAGTGCTTAATAACAACGTAGTTTCCGTACCAATCGGGGTAACTTCCAGCTATTACTACTTCACCAGCTGCCGATGCATATATAGGCGTGGTTGCATTTCCGTTCACTAGGTCAATTCCGTTGTGAAGCTCATACGATCCGGTAATTGGATGGTATCTGTAGCCAAACTCACTAGTCACAGTGACTGGCTTGCTAATCGGAACTACATATCCAACACTTTCATTCACTTTCACATATTGTCGTATCATCGCAGCATAGTGAAAGTTACCACCATTTACATACAGATACGTTCTGCCATCTGCTTGAGACACCGCATTTACATATGGATAAGTTGCACCAGTTGTATTTCCTAGTGAAGGAGCAACAACTGTTCTTGAATAAACCTCAGCCAAATCGGTGGTATTTACTCCACCTCTGTTTGAGAGCCAAGGGATATATGCACTACCGAAGTTGTAACCTTGCATCACTCCCCAGATATCTACGTTTTGATCCTGACCGTTTTTAATTTGTTGAGCTAGGTGTTTACACCCTTGTTTTACCGACGCTTCACCCGTAAGATAACCGGGACCAGGATAGCCCGCTGATTCAGAAGATTGCATGATGTCATCTGTTCCGTCAGTGCCGGGGTTTTCTACCATAATCAGCGCATAGGCTAGTCCGATATAATCCGAAATACCGTATAGTTTCGTATACTTTTCAAGCCAAGCAACGATATTCGCATTTCCGGTTATGTTGCTGCCGATATTTATTGGATCATATGTTGCACCACCGGGACCAACGCCTCCTCCAGAACCACCGGGATAAACTTGTTGTCCTTGGATTCTGATTTGACCCTGCACATCTAAGTCACCTGTTATACGGACATTCCCTTGATAAGTAACATCTCCACGATAAATCCCCGATCCATCTCCAAGAAATACCCATCCATACCCTTCTTTTGTCGAGATAAGAATGTACTTTCCATCGCCTTCTGTTTTAATTACAAGCGAGTTATCTTCAAGTGGTGTCGGCGTGGACGCTTCTGGAAAAGGATTGCCGGCTGAGTCAGTTGTACCAATTGTCCCAATTTGTCGGTTGGCTCCCCAGAACTCCATCCCTTTACTGGTTAACTCCATAATCTTTTTGCCGTTTTTCATCGCTTGTAACGATCCGGCTGACAGTTTCAGAATCTCGCCTAGCTTGTTAAATGATGTTTCGAAAATATCAGCAATGATTGATCCAGTTTGGATGAAGTCAGCGTTGAATTTACCGTCAATGGTCCAAGCTGTCTTAAATGGACTAGTGTAGAAATCGCCGTCAATAAATCCAATCCCATCCGAATTTGCAACTAAAAAATGACTTGATGTTTGAATAGAATCGCCGTCCATCCATACCATTTGAAATGGCTGCCGACTTTCCCCTCGTTGAGGATGATTAGCTGGATAATCAGATGGGGACATCAAAATAACCGCACCGCCATGAGCGCCACGGATAATATCTGATTGCCATTTGCTGATTTCAGTTGAATCATAGAACGTCATTTTTGTTTCAGCTAAATTGGTTACACTATTTTGAACACTTGCTGCTTGCCTGGTACTTGAAGTGTTCAAGTTATCGCCTAATCCGCATTGAACCTTGTTTCTGATGCGATCGATTTTGACGCTGAAAACACGAGTTTTATAGTGATAGTTCTTGTCTGATCGGTGGATGGTTACTGTGTTACCGATTGAATCCCCACCTAGTACAGAAGTTTTGAATTGAATCAACGGCCTTGAGTATTCTACAAGGTTCTCATAGGTCGCTTGTAGCAACTCTCTAGGGTCTTCTATATCTTCCAAGATTAGAACAGTTTCCCGTTTACGCTTGCTTCCGTTCTTCATCGGTATGCCGTAAAGTGCTGTCATTTCAGGATATTCAAGCCAATTCTGTCCTTTAGGCTTATCTAACGGATTACCATTCGACTTTTTCCATTCGATGTCAGTGAATTCAATTCTTCGTCCGTAGCCGTCCCCGACCTCTTCACCTTTACCCCTTCCGATAATCGAGGTATATAGTTGCGATCGGTCTCTTTGACGCACGACTTCAAGCGCATTTGATCCATATACGAATCGTTTATTACTGAATATCCCAATCTGCTTATAAATTTCAATCCATTTATCTGTGATTTTGTTGCCATCGATTTTACATTTAAAGACTATCTCACAGCCAAACGTCTGCAGTTGCTTTAAAGCATCTTTAACGCTTAGATAGTAGAACGTTCCTGAAATTGCAGGAAGCGTGGGATCGACATAACCCACACGCCACTCAGCATTTGTATAACTAAGAATCTGTTCTGCTACTTGTTTGATACTTCGATTGCTAGGGCGCATATCAAGCACGATAAACGAATGTAGTTCATCTACTGCAAAGTTAACCCCTGTAAAGCTTAAACGTCCTCTAGGGTCGCTATCAGCGGTTATTTTGTACATCGAAAACGAATCATCATTTTCTCGAACAGCCATAAAAGCAGCATCTCGAATTTTTTTGTCATCCAATACACTAACGCTCAAAGTATCGTTCATCAGCTCGCTTTTATCTGCTGTGATTTCTTTCGACTGGACGGATTCAATAATTTTGCTTTCTCCGCACACTTTTAGCAGTTCTTGTTCATCATTAAGAAAGTAAATGCTTTCGCTCATAGCGCCACCACCCGATAAAGGACTTCGAGAGATCCATTGTTTGTCTTAACAACATCCCCTTTTTTGATGTAGAAATCTTCAAGTTGTCCGCCAGCCCAATCTAAGATATTTGTTTTATCTACACCGTTCACATACACACTACCTTCTTTGTTTCGAAACTCAATTACATCCCCTGCAACAATGCTAGCACCTGTAATTGACATAGAGAGTGAGCCGTTGGTCACTTTAACGCTTGTTGGTGCGCTCAATTTAACTCTTACGATGTCTGGGACAATCGTATATGGAATGTACGTGGCAATTTCGCCATCTGATTTATATTGCTTTGAATACTTTCTAGGATCAGCACAATAGATATCAAAACTTGAAACGATTCTGTTTGTGTCGCCTGCAACGGTATTAGAAGATGAAAACCGACCATGATATGTGTAGTCTAATTCATCGTTGAATTGAATTGGAACATCTTTTGTTTTATAGAGATACCACATTAAAAGATCAAACTTTTTTTGCAGTTTCTCTGGATCGTTATCTTCGAGTTTATATTTCACTGTCAGCGTCCTTGAAGGCAACGTCTGGTTCGTGACAATGCTCCCGACTTGAATTGATTCAGATTCAATGCCCACAGATATCATTTCTCTTCCTTCGACTGACAATGTTTGATAACCTTCGATGACCTTCTCAAATAGGATGCCATCATAATACATAGCGGAAGTAGGAATGTACTCCGCTATGTATCGTTCATTTTTCTGTGTGTCCATAAACGGATACATTCTGTTTTCCATTTCCTACCTCCTAAAATTGCATATTTAAGTTAATACCATTACCTTGAGCTTGGCTAATGTCATCAACAATTTTAGAAAACTCACTATCTCCAATTCGAACATTGAAAACAGCTGGCTTGTTATTGGTTCCATAGCTGACTTCATGTTGCACCTGTGTTTGAATTTGGCTATTAACTGCCGAAATTCGGTTTCCAATGTCCATGTTCGATGCCTTGTCAGCTAGTGTAGAGGATGCTTTATCCACATATTTTGAACCGTCCAGCATACCTTCTGCTAAACCTTGCGAAGTGAACATACCTAATTCAGCCATCACACGTGAAGGAGAATGGATATTCAATACATCTTTGATTTTTCCAGTAATAGATCCAGCAACATCTTTAACTGCATTTACTACATCATCAATCTTGCTTCTGATTCCATTCACTAATCCATCAATGATATCTTTTCCGATTTGCAGTAGGTCAATTTGTCTGATGGTGTCAAAGGTTTCTTTTACTCTATCTACGGCATTTGAAACACCGGTTTTCATGTCTTCCCACACTTGCGCTGCACCGTCTACAATGCTCTTCGCTGTATTAATGACAGCATTCTTAGTATTTTCCCAAGCAGTCGTGACACCGTCTTTGATCGCATTCCACATGTTGATTGTGTTTGTCTTAATAGACTCCCACAGATCAATAAAGAATTGCTTCACGCTATTCCAAGTGTCGATCGCCCCTTGTTTCATGCTTTCCCATGTCTCTGATAACCATGTTTTCACACTATTCCAAGCGTCAATTGTGCCTTGTTTGACATTGGTCCATGTTTCAACAAAGAAAGCTACAATACTGTTGAATGTATCGATCGCAATCGTTTGAATCGTTGTCCATATATAGGCTAGTGCTGCTTTAATACCATTCCAGATATTTAAGAACGCCATCTGAGTATTAGTTAAGAAGCTATCAAAAATCGCTTGAATGGAAGCCCAGATGTTCGCCGCTGCAGTTTGAATGTTGTTCCATACGCCTATCATATTATTCTTAGCTTCTTCCCAGCCGCCTGAGATTAAAGAAGTCACGAATAGCACTGGAGCTAGAATAACGTTTTTCATAATTTCAAATATCTGACCAGCAATATTCACTAAATTTGTCCAGAGTGTTTTAAGGAAAAAGCTCATATGGATAAACGCATTTCGAACACCGTACACAAGCGTTCCGAAACGGCTCATGATTCCATCTGCAATACCTTTAACGATAGAAGTAACTGTTGATTTAATCCCGTTCCATAAGTCTGAGAACCATTGTGTGATTCCATCCCAAACTGAAACGATATTATCTACACCATCACTAAATGCTTGCTTTGTTCCTTGCCACATATCGCTTGCCGAATCTTTGATACCTTGCCAGAGGTCTGCAAACCATTGCTTGGTATTCTGCCATCCCTTTTTGACGCTATCAACCGCTTGTTTACTGCCTTCTACTAAACCGTCCCATGCATTCGAAAAGAATTCTGTCATTCCATTCCAAGCAGAGACGATCCAATCAACAGCAGCGCCAACAACGTTCTGAATTCCTTCCCAAAGACCAATCCAAAAATTTCTAAAGCCTTCGCTTGTATTCCAAAGATAGATGAATCCTGCAACAAGAGCGATAACCGCTGCAATAACGAGTCCGATTGGATTTAATTTCATCAGCACGTTCATCATTTTTTGAGCGCCATTGTATAGCTCAACTGCTTTTCTAGCAGTACCCATGACACCTTGGTAGATACCTATATATCCTACTACTGCCATGATTAGCGGTAAGAAAGGTTTAATCGTGTCCCACAGAGTTGTCAAAAAGCTAATTGCCGGTGGAATGCTGTCAGTGATAGCTTTGAAAGCTACGTTGACCGCTCCTTTGATCTTGTCAAAGTTTTCTGCAATCGATCCAAGCCCAGCGTCTTGCATTCCTTCATCAATCGCTGTGATAACATTCGCCAAACCTTTTACAACTGCTGTCTTGATGTTTGCAAAAGAAGTCCTGATACCAGCCGAGTTCTTTTGAGCTAATTCAGCAAAGCCGCCGACACCTTCATTCAGTTCGATTAAACGACTGTTAAAATCATCAAATGTAATATCGCCTTTCTTCAAGGCAGCATATAAGTCATTCGCTGAGTTAACGCCTTGATCACTAAAGGACTTCGACACCTTATCCATTGCAATTGGCATTGTTTCAAGCAAAGAACGCCAAGACTGAAGATCGACTTCTCCTTTTGACAACATTTGCTGGTATTGTTGCGCCCCACGACTTGCATCAGCTGCAGAAGCACCACTGGCCAAGAAAGCATTGTTTAAGGCTACTGCTGTGTCTGTCCCTTTTTGCAAATCACCTGTTGAAATAGCTAGCTGTTGAGCGCTAGATACAATTTCATCTAAACTTGTTGGCAATCCGTCTATTCCGTCTGTCAGTTTGTTCATGGATTTGTCAACATCATCAGTAGAATAGCCCAACGCTTGCATAACGACTGGGTATTTGTTCAATGTGTCGAAACGATCGATAGCACCGCCTAATGAACTAGTAACTAATCCGATAGCATTATCAATCAATTTAAAAACCCCGATACCTTTGGCGATATCGAGGATAGAAGTATTCGTTTTTTGAGTGCTGCTATCTAAGTTGTTCATCGAACTATCAGCATTCTTCATGGTAGAAGAAAAATTCTTGTCGACAGCCGAAAGGATCGCTTCAACGCTATATGATTCCATAGTTTTCCTCCATTCTTCAGGAGTTTACAAATCTCGGTACTTTTTCATCCTTGCCCAAGATTTTGTTTTCAAGTTTTTCCTTGTTAAAGAATTTTTCGAAGGTGTCAAATAAAGGAACCTCGTATTTACCACGTTTTTTAGTAGCTTTAACTTGATTATTCGCCCATGCTTGGTAATGAATAAGCTCTTGTTCGTCTAACCTTTTGAGACGATAAGCAACAAGCCTTGTTTCGTATTCCGTCATTGTCATTCGATCAATGTCTAAAAAGTCAGTAATCCCGAGATAACGCAGACAGTTTATCTGGACAGTGGCATAAAAATCTTCTTCTACTTGCTTTCCTTGATTCTGTTTTCGACTGTTAGTGTTTTTTTCTTTGTAAATTCCGACTTTTTTAATTCTTCTAGTACCAAATCAAAGAGTTTATCCGAGCCGATTTCACCAACTAGTGCAATCAAATCTTTTTCTGCTACTCGTGGTGACTCTGTTGCATTTGCTACTTTTAACATTTCAATCAAAGTCTCGATATCTTCGTTAAAGAAATTCACTAGCGTTGAATCTAGTCCAAGCTTCATTGTCATCCCTTGTTCTACAACGGAATATCTGCGGTTCATTTCACGGATAAACCCAAATCCAAAAATAAAGCTATACTCTTTGTCGTTAATCGTTAGTTCCATTTATTCATCCTCCTAAAAATAAAAGCACTCAATTAAGAGTGCTTAGCCTTCTGGTGTTTGTTTTGTTGTGTCTACAAATGCATACTGAACTTCATTTTGTTGTTCGGCCGTTAAGGTTGCATAACCATCTTGATGAATCATTTGTACGGCGTATTCCAATGAAACTTCAACATTATCTTCGGCAGAAGCCGTTTCTTCGTAGTTTGAGATATACACTTGCATATATTTAGCTGCAAATTTACCTGTATCGCCTTCTTGTGGTTCGAGTTTGTCAATGATCCATGTTTCCACCAATTTGTTGTTCATAAATGCATCGTAAAGCATTTTTAGTGTTTTGCTGCCACGTTCATATAAAGCAGTAGAGCTGAAATCATACTCAATTGCCCCTACAGTTTGTGCAGTGCCATCTTTAGTTTCGGTAGCATCTGTACTGCGTGACATACCGAATGTATGCTCGGTTTGATAAGTAACAGTTTTGGCATCTTCTTCAGCTTGTTTTTCCAAATCCCGATAGACCAAAATGACGTCAATACCTTTTTTTAGTGCCATTTAAATTCCTCCTATTAATCTAAAATTCAATTCAATAATCGCTCGTTTAAGCGGTGTGTTTGTGCTTGTATCTGTTACTGTCTGTATGTCGCTCACATTGGTGTCTAGCGTCCATGAATATCCGTCAGATGTATTTACTTGCATCGCTTGCTCAAACAAAGCAGAAGCCATCTCAGACACTTGTTTTCGCTTTGTGTGCAAACCCCATACAGAAATGACAATCACGACATTTCCCAAGATATGAGACTTGTTGGTGGAGTGAAGTGTTTGAGTGTCTTCAAATTCAACAAAAGGATAGCTAGTAGCACTTGCTGGTTTGTAGTCATAGGTTTGATACCCCAATGCAATCGATCGCTTAAACATTTCATCAAAAATTGATTGTTCTCTAGTCTTCATCTATTCCACCAACTTATCCATATCAGATTTAAACTGCGCCTTCTGCTTATTGAAAGCTGGTCGCATAAATGGTTGAGCTGATTGGAACCTTGTTCCGTACTCCAAATAAGGAGCGTAATCGGCAGTAGGTTTCACCTTTCCTGTTAAACCGCCATCGCTCAAATCCATAGTTATTGAACGTCTCAAGTTACCAGTATCGACTGGCGCTTTACGTTGTGCGCCTTGTGTCAATTCGGCTGTATTCTGTTTGACGATCTGCTTCACATCTTTCATATTTGCATTAGACTTGAGTTTCATCGTCAATTCGCTAACACCTTTGAGAGAAACGTTCCTTCTAGCCACCAGAAGCCACCTCCTGGATGATAATGCTATTTCTTAATGCCGGAGTTCTCGTGGTGACATCTTTATACGTTTTTCCTTCGTACAAAATGCGATCATACTCTGGAACAACAAAAAGAGGCATGGTTCTGATAACCTTTGCCCCTTGTCGTATATCTCCAAAAATAGCCATACTCCTATCTGTTCCAACATCCGTTACGTTAACGTTCGCTGTCGTCCGAATAGGTG